TGGGGTGGGTCAGGTGCCTTGGAGCACGATCAGGGGCGTCTTCCCTGCGCGGGTGCTGCCGACCGTGATCGTTGACGGCAACGGGAACGCGCTGCCGACGACCCGAGAGAAGTAGGTACCGTCGAGCATCTTCACCTGGTCCACGGATGACTCGACCATTCCTCGCCACGTCGCGGTGTTGTTGTCTCCGGCGAGGGCAAACCAGTAGTCGGTGCCCGCTGTCAAGGCAAGGGATGGGGAGACGGTCACGCCTGCCGCGGTGGAGACCGTGGGCCACGCGGTCGAGCCCTTCGACCACAGCAGGGTTCCTCCGCTGCTGTAGACCCCGATGTCATAGTTGCCGGTCGACGTGGCCGCGACGAGGAACCGGACCTCGGTCAGGGTCAGGTCACGGAACGGGCGGAACTTCACGAGGACCGCGTTGTTGGCGGTGCTGAACGTGGTCGATGAGTTGCCGTAGTGCGCTGCGGCCGGGTGGTTGCCGAGCGTCGACATGAACTCGAGCTGGTCCGGGGCGACACCGGGGGGGCTGTCGAGCTGCTTCGTGGAGCCGTTCACACGGGCATACACGCCCGCGATGGTCGTCCACACGTCGCCGTTGCCCGGCGACGTGGGCGCAGTGCCGTGGGGGATGTTCATGCCCGCATTCGTCGTGGTCGACGGCGGGAAGCGCACCTCCCGGTCGATCTGGGTGAGCAGTGTTCCCGCGTAGTGCGTAGCGGGCACGAACTCCTGCCCCGCCGCGTACCAGTTCTTCAGGACGGTGGTGCGCTGCACCGCGGCAGCACCTTGGATCGCAGGCCCGACCGTGCCGGCGAGGTTGAACGTGCACACCTCGATCAGGGTGTCGATCCCGGCGTCGAGCTTGATCGAGAACGCTGCGGCTCCAGAGAAGGTGGCACCGGAGATCGTCAGCGCGCGAGACTGCACGGTCTGATAGATGTGCCCGGACGTGTTGGCCTCGAAGTAGCAGTCCCGGACCTTCCACCCGTAGGGCGAACCTGCCTGGCTGATCCCGTAGCCGCTGTTACCTTCGATGGTGACGCCGTAGAACGTGACGTTTGTCGAGGCGCCCGTGTCGGCGTACACGCCATCCGTGCAGCCCTTGATCTCGCCGTTCATCACGTAGATGGCGTTGACGTTGGAGCCCGTCAGGCGGATGCCGGTGGTGCAGCTCTGGACCGTCACCCGGGTCAGGGTGTCGATGTACGTATTGGTCAGGTAGACGCCGGTCTCGCAACCGGTGACCCAGCAGTCCACGACGGACCAGTGGTTCGATGCGGCGGTTGCCGCCAAGCCCTTACCGCCAACGGTGGCGTCCCCGGTGATCTGCAAGTCGGAGACGACGCAGTTGGTGCCGATGGTCAGGGTGGTGACGGCGCCAATGCCCTTGATGCGAGAGGCGCGCTGCCCGGCACCGCGCAGTTGCACGTTGTCGGGCAGAGTGATGCCGGTCGTGCGGTATGTGCCCTTGGGCAGGAACACGGTCGCGCCGAGCCCGCCAGAGGCGGTTACTGCGGCGGCGGTGATCGCGGCCTGGATGGCGGCCGTGTCGGCAGTGGAGTCGTCGCCCGCCGCGCCGTAGTCCTTGACGTTGAAGACGAGGGTGCCCTTGTCGACCTTCACAGCCACGTCGCCGGACGTCGGGTATGTGGCGCCGACGATGATGGGCACGTAGGGAGCCTTCGCCCCGAACTGCACCACGGCGGCGTCAGTGGTGACGACCTGCACGACCTTTCCGGCGCCGGGAACCTGCCGCCGCGAGCCGCGAGGGCCGCGCTCGGTGAGGTCCCAGCCGATCTTCACACCGAACCCGCGGTCGTCGACATGGATCGTCGAGTCGTCCGAGGGAACCACGACGAAGTCGGCGACGCCCAGCGCGTCGAGCGTCACCCGTGGAGTCGCCATGACCACGACGGTGCCGTCCGTGTACCGGACCTCGCGGGGTGCGCCATTGCCGTCCACGTACTGCGCCCACACCTCGCCGTGGACGCGACCCGTGGGACCGGCCGGGCCGAGGATGTCAGCGAGAGTGACCCGCAGCGTCTTGGTAGCCATGAGATGAGCTCTCCCTTTGTGGGTGGTGCGGTGGGTGGGTCAGACGCCTGAGCCGTAGCCGGTCGGCTCGTCGGGCGGCAGCGGCTTGTCACCAGCGACGAGGACGACCTGCGCCGGGTCCACGACCACGGCGGCAGGGTCACCCGCGGGCGGGGTCGCCTTGCCGGTGACGACGGCGCCAGCGGCGTCGACCTTCGCCGCGACCGACACGTTCGGGGTCACCGACTGGCGGGTGACGATGCCGAGGATGACGATGACGACCGCCGTGATGGCGCCCGTCTGCTCTGTGGTCAGCGACAGCCCGAACGCGGCGCCGAGGGCGAACAGTGCGCCGAGCAGGGCCAGCAGCACGGCGGGCTCACGCTTGACGTAGGCGACGATGGCGCTCACGCCGGCACCGGTCCCACGAGCGGGCCGAAGCCGTCGAGCTCGGCAACCTTGACCGAGGTCACGACGCCCTTGCCGCCCTCTGCCCGGATGGCCTTGACGAGCGCGTCGCGCTGGGCGCCGTTCTGGAGCCAGCGGCGACTGATGCCGTCGCTGACGTACTCGGGCTCGGTGTTCTCGACCTTGACGATGACCACGGCGGGCTCCTTCTGTGCGGCGGGGGCGGGGGTTGGGTGCTTGGCGGGGGTGCTGGTGGGCTTGGCCGGCGCCTTGGTGAAGTAGTCGTACGCCTTCTGTGCGGCGGCGAGGACGCGACCGTAGACCGAGTCCATGTACGGGCCGGCGCACGCCGTGGCTCGCCAGTGGGAGTGATAGAACAGGCTGGCCTTGGACGGGCGCGCACCGATGACCCGGGCGTGCAGCCACCCGGCGAGGCGGGCCGCAGCCAGCCAGGTCACCTCGGCGACGGGCCACTGCCCCCCGGTCGAGGCGTTCGCCATCTCGATGTGGATGGAGGATCGGTTGCCGAAGCCGTTGCCCGCTGCCCATGCGTAGCCGTTGACCTTGACGTACTGGCAGACGGCGCCGCTGCTGTCGACGTCGAAGTGGGCCGACGCGGGGCGCACCTTCCACACGTTCAGGCAGCCCTCGTGCGAGAGGCGACCGGCGTTGTGGTGGATGGTCACCGAGGTCTTCTTGTCGGTTCGCAGCGTGACGTGCCCTGTCCTGGTGAGCGCGTCGATGAGGTTCTTGACGGGCCGGTCGTAGGCGATGGTGGCGGTCACTGCGACTCCTCCTCGACGTCGTCGGTGGCGAAGGACTCGAAGTCGCCCGGGGGCAGCTCGTCCTCGTTGTCGAAGCCGGGACCGTCGTGGGTCTCGCGGGCGAGTGCTGCCGGCACATCGAGGTCGTCGAAGTCGGGCATGGGGTCTCCTTTATCGAGTTGCGATGTAGATGGTGACCCCGATGGCCATGGTGCTGAGGAACCCGGACACGAGGAACGCGAACACGGCGACCCCGAGCCCTAGCCATACAGCCCAGTTGCCAGAGGCAGCCCGCGTTTCTGTCACCTGATCGCGGCCCCCGGCGATGGTCCACTGAGACTGGCGCAAGTCACCAATGTCCTTGCGGATGGGGTCGGTCTCCGCTTTCAGCGCGACCAGTTGTGCATCCTTGGCGGCGGCCACTTGCCCAGCCAGCGTCGCGGCGCGGGTCTCTGCCGCCTGGTTCGCCGTAGCGACAGCACCGACGTCGACGGCGCGGATGGCGTCGATCCGTTTGGCTTCCGCGGCCCGCATCTCTTTCGTGTGCAGGGCACGCATCTCCATCACCTCGCGCATGTGCGAGGCCTCCATCATGCGGAGGTCGTCCTGCCGCCTGACCGCGGCCTCAACGAGCAGCAGAACGTTGGCCGTTGGGTCGATCACGGGCTCGTTGTGCCGGTCCGTCGCAGGGCCGGACGACTCGCCCCTGCCGCCCGTCTTGTCGTCAGGCATGGCGGTTGCCTCCTTACGTGGTGGGGGCGGTGCAGGTTCCGGGGGTGTCCGGTGCGGCGACGGTGCACGTGTAGGTGATCTCGCCGCGGTTGCCGCGCTCGTCGGTGGGGATGGTGACGGTGAACGTGAACGGGAACGCGCTGGCCCCGTCCTTGCCGTCGACTCCGGGGGCACCAGGGGCACCGTCCGCGCCGTTGGCTCCAGGTGGGCCTTCCGGTCCTGCTGGGCCGTCAGCGCCCGTTGAGCCCGCCTCGCCGGCGGGTCCGGGAACAGTCGAGTCCGCGCCCGTCGCACCGTGATCGCCGGGAGGCCCCGGCACGGTCGATGCCAGCCCCGGCATCCCCGGCAGGCCACGCACACCGGGCGGGCCGGGGATCAGCACGGTCGGGGAGTCCGAGGTTTGCAGCGCCGTCAGGGTCCGCTCGATCTCAGCCAGGCGCGCCTTGTCAGCCGGGTCGACCGACGCGCTCAACGACCGGAGTTGTAGCTCGAGGGTGGCAACCACCGTTGCGTCCCTCTTGTCGTCCGCGGCCTGCTTGGTGAGCTGGTCAGACTGCGCGGCCACGGTGCGGTCGGTCTGGTTGTTCTCCGACCCGAGCCACAGCACGGCCGCGGTGAGCAGCGCCAGGAGCAACGCCACCGCCACCCACGCCCACGCCTCGCCGCGTCGCTGCTTGGCGATCGCGTTGACTGCCGCGGTTCCGTCGATGCTCATGGCTTGGCTTCTTCCTCGGGGCGCCGCGGGTACTGGTCCTTCGGCGGAAGCGCCTCGAACCCAAGCCGGGATGTAACCGTGTACTCCAGCCGCCCCGCCCACTGCCGCCACCATGCGTGCTGCGCGGCCTCCCACTCGCGCGCGTCGTCCGCCGTCTTGCGCCACTTCTCGAGGTCCGCCACCGCGGAGTCGTTGCGTCGCCACGTCCCCTCGCGCCACGCCGTGAAGACCTTGGCGCAGGCGTAGACGAACCCGACCCCGCCCGCGCCGAGGACGATGTTGAGCACGTCCACCGACGAGGCCCCGTCAGCCATCGCCGGACTCCCGCACCGCGGCGTCCTTCTGCGCCCGCAGCAGCAGGCTCAGGTCGCGCCACCGCCCGTACAGGCCGAGGGTGAACCCGAACACGAGCAGGCCGTTGAAGACCCGGGCCGCACTGGCGCCGGACTCGTTGAACAGCACGCCGGCGAGCACGGTCATCGCGGAGATGATCAGCGGGTAGCCGGCCTTCTCGACGACGAGGATTCGCAGGAGGTGCCCGCCCCCGGAGACGAGCCCGCCGACGAACAGGAACACGGAGATCATCAGGTAGGTCAGGCCGAGCACGTTCGCCAGGAACGGGATGTCGATGAACCACAGCGACACGCCCGCGCTGGCGATGCACAGGTACATCATTCCGCGGGCTGGGCGGTGGCCGGTGGTCAGGTCCGCCAGCCGGCAGGGTAGGGCAGGGGGTTGGCCCCGTGGGGTTCGTGCCATGTGGGTGACTCCTCGGCGCGACTGCGGGAGGGCCGGATCACATGCTCAACACGTGCTCAAGCGCCCCGTGCTGCGCTTGGATGGTGGTAGCCCCGCACGGTTCGGCCCTAACCAGCCGTGCGGGGTCTCGTGTGCCTCACGTCACATTCTGGCGGGGTATCAGTGCACGCCCGGGGTGTCTCCTTCTGCACGTGAGACCTCGCACGGGTCGGCCCTAACCGTTTCCGTGCGGGGTCTTGCGTCGCGTCACTCCCAGGAGATGATCGCGATGGGTCCGTGACCCTGCGAGACCAGCGGGCCCGACGAGTGCACGTTGAAGAACCGCAGCCGCACCGTCGTCGCCGTGATGGTGTCGGTGTTCATGCACGCGCCGAGCGAGACCCCGGCGACGGTGGACTGCACCTGCACCACCCGCGGCGTGAACGGAGCCCCGTGCGCCTGCGTGATGTACCCGCTCGCGTCGGTGGTGCCTGACGCGACGGTGCGGATGAACGTGCGCTTGGGGACGGCGACCCACGCCGTGCCATTCCAGCGGGTCAGGTAGCCGCCGTCAGCGTCGACCCACGCGAGCACCCGGTCAGTAGGCCCCAGCCCGGGGAGCTCGGCGTCACGCGCGATGGTCGTCGAGTAGGAGTAGTCGAGCCGCTTCCACAGCACCGGCCACGTCTGCTCGGAGAAGATGGAGGCGATGTCCGCGGCCGGGTCGTCGCCGTCCCATGCGGGCACGTTGCCGGGCTGTAGAAGCTGGGTCACTGGTGGCTCCTTATGAGGTGATGCGCTGACGGAGGGATGCGACGTCCCACGAGACCGAGACGGGGGCCGGGATCGTCGCGTCGGCGACGGCGGACAGGTAGACCCGGGCGTACTTGTGGCCTGCGGGCACCGTGAACGACCCGGTCATCAGTTGGTATGCCGCGCCAGGGTTCATCACTGCGGCGATGGTGTGCAGCGTGGAGCCAGTGCCGAAGGGGCTGGCGTCGGACTCCAGTGGGGCCGTGTAGACCCACAGTTCGGCGACCAGCGAGGTATGCGAGGCGGGCGCCTTCATCCACGTCGAGCACTGGTAGTCGATGCCCGCGTCGAGCCTCACCGCGGCGAGGTTGTAGGTGCGCGCCAGCGGCACGTCGGTACCCGGGCTGAGCGTCGTCACCAGCCGAGCCTCACCCGACACGGACTCGCCCACTGTGGTGTCGCGTGCGACGTCCCAGTCACCCCCGACCCACGGGTATGCGCCCCAACCGAGGGCGTCGGTGCCGGTGCCGTACTCGAACGACGGGTTCGGCAGGAGCTCTGGGCCGAGGATCAGGCCGCCGCCACCCGTGGTGCCACTGCGGGTCGAGATCACCTCATACGTGTCCCCGACTGGCAGCAGCGTCACCACCGCACCGACCGCGACGGTGTTCCACACGTTGTCGGTCAGGTACGCGGGCACCTCGCCCTCGTTGACGAGCACCATGCACATGGAGTCCACGAGGGCGACGCTGGTGACCCTGCCGACGCGGGGGCCGCGTGACGCCCTGGCTGCCTGTAGCGGGATCACTCGGCGCCCTCCGTCACGTCGATGTTGGACGCGAGCCGCGCCTGCCCCGTCATGGTCGCCGCGAACAGGTCGAGGCTGAACGAGTCCAGGAGCAGCCGGCGCGTCGTGCCGTCCACGACCACGTTGTGCCGGTCGCCGGACTCCACGCCCGGGTGAGCCAGGCCCGTGTAGCCCACCGACACCCGGGCACCCTGCGAGCGGTAACGCAGCGCACGGGCAGCCGTGACGCACTGCCCCGACGTGGTGAACAGGCTCGAGGCATAGAACCCGGTACGGCGACCCATCGGGCCGAACACGTAGGTCGGCGAGACTGGGTCGTTGTCGAAGTCCTCACCGAACAGGGCTGTGCCGTCCGCGCGCTCCGCGGTGGCAACCCAGTGGTTCCGCACGCTGCTCCAGTCCGTCTCGACCGAGGCGTCGACCAGGGAAACGCCTTCGCGCACCCGGTGCGCCGCCACGCCGATCACGGACGACACGCGGCGCAGCACCCACACGCCATCAGGGCGCCAGAACGTCTCACAGCCGATGGACGCCGCGAGCTGGGTCACAGCGTCGTTACGGTCCCGATCCCAGACGACGTCCGCGACAGCAGTCGAGTCACCCGACTGGTCCGCGAACCGAGTCGTGGTGCCCAACGACTCGCGCACCAGCGCGCCGATCTGCTGTGCCACGGTGAACCCTCGCGTGGATCTGCGCGGCTTGGTGAACCGGTCCATCGCCACCCGGATCGCCATGTCCTGCGACGTCAGGGTGATGGTGCGGTCGGGCCACGACCACTTCGGGTTCTCGGCCATGCCCCAGTGCACAGGCAGCAGCAGGTCGCGCCCCTCCACCCGCGCGCCGCTCCAGGCCCGCACCTCGCAGCCGGGCAGGGCCAGCACCTTCGCCAGCGACTCCAGGCCGTTCGTCGAGTCGTCCGCGAAGGACAGCGACGCCGAGCGGCGCACGAAGTTGCTGGCGTCGCCGGCCACTGTGGCCGATATCACCGGAAGGTCGGAAGCGACGCGCCGGCCGCCGATCCACGCCTCGCACTTCACGACTCCGGCGTGAGTGCCACCGATGGCAGCCTCAAACTCCTCGGACCCGCGGAGCACGTCAGGCCCCGAGCTGGTCGATGACGCCGGTCAGTGAGTTGATGGTGCCCACGAGGTTGTCGATGGTGAACGTGCGCGACGTGATGGCGGCGGGGCGGGCCACCTCGACGTAGGCCAGCGACACGACGCGCGACTGGTCGCCGACATAGTTCGTGAACCGCTCCCACGCCACGTCGGTGACCGCGAGGTAGCACGGGCCGAAGCCGACCTCGAAGTGGGTCGACAGGAACAGCGGCGACCCGTCCGCGAGCAGCGCGCGCAGCGCCGTCTCCTCGTCGCGCTCGTAGGTGTTGAGCGTGAACGTCCCACGAGCAGAGGCCCGCTCCATCGTCACCGCGACGGTGGGGCCGCCCGGGACGTCGACCACGCTCACCCTCGGCGGCGCATCCCACCCGTCATGGGAGCCGAAGTCGAGCAGCACCGACAGGTCCGGCTGCCCGAGGTGCACGAGCCAGTCGCCCACGTTCGGGAGCTCCACGACGCTGGTAACGGTGACGCCTGTCGCCGAGTACGTGACGGGTGTCTCCTGCGGGCACTCGTAGTCGTCGATGACACCGCCAACGGACACGCCGCGCACCAGCGTGGGCACACCGTTGACCATCCGCGTCACCGGCACGTCGCCGGTGACACCGCTGATCGTGACCCGCGGCGGTGAGGCGTCGGCGTGAACCGTGGCGATCACAGGGATACCCCGACCGTGCTCGAGCCGCCCATGGCTGATCTCGCTTCCTCAAGGAGGACGCCGCGCACGACGCCGGTGAGCCCGTTGCCGAGGTCGAGGACGCCCTCGATGCGGGTCGCGCCGCGTGAGCCTGACGCCGGGGCTGTCGCGGTCGGGCGCCCGCCCTTGTTCATCCACTCCAGCATCGGAGCCCAGAACGCGGAGTCCTTGGAGTTGACGACGTACTCGCCACCCGCGAGGGGCTGCGTGAGAGTGGTGCCGCCAGTGCTCAGCGGCCACAGGACGTTGTCGTAACCGGGATCACTACCAGGGACGCGCCCGCCAGCGTTGAGGCCCTTGGTGATGAGCCCGCCCTCGTGTGCGCCGAGGTGGAAGACACTCCACGAAGAACCAGGTCGGGCGTTGACGGTGACGACGGCGGTACGGTCGCGCGCCGTGTAGGTGATGGCGCGCTCGGCCGCACCCGTGGAGGCGTTGACCCTGACGTAGGCGCCCGTGCCGGAGACCTGAGACCGGAACACGCTCAGCGACGACCTGCCCGCGGAGGCGTCACCGCCGATGGTGACGTTGCCCTTGCCCTTCTTGATGAGGGCGATGACCGTGTCGAGCGCGTCCTCGGCCGGCACCTTGTCGCCGTTGATGGTGACGGTGCCGTCCTCGCCGTTGATGTTCTTCACGATCTCGGCAAGGGCTTCCTCGGCGTTCTTCATGTCGCCGTTGATCTTGACCTCGCCACCCGACTTCTTGACCGTCGCCGAGAATGCGTCCATATCGGCAGTCATCGCCATCGTGGCGTCGTGGATGCGCGCCTTCAGCAGCTCAGGGGCGGCCCATGTGTTCACCTTGTCGCGCGTCTCGTTGAGCGCGTCGGGGATCTCGGTGCGGAGCGTCTCTGCACCGCTGCGGGCGCTGTCACCCAGGCCGTTCAGGGAGTTGACGGCGTCCCCGAGGTCGATGCCGGGGATGTAGTCCATCGCGTTGAGGATGGAGGCGAGGCCGTCAGCGAGCGCGCCGATCCCATCGAGGGCGCCGGCCGAGAACTCCGCGAACGCGATGCCCGCGTCGAGTGCCCCATTGATGACGTCGATGAAGAACTGCATCAGGGGGGCGCGGTTCCTCGAGACCCAGTCCGCGGCCCCGCCGATCTCGTCGCCGAACGCCTCCGCGAGGGCACCCTTGATGCCGTCCATCGCGACCTCGACGTTGCGCTTGGCCTCCTCGATCTTCGTGGATGTGTTGTCGCTCATCGTGGTCAGCGCCTTCTCGGCGGCGCCCGCAGAACCTGCCACCGAGCCCAGCGCGGCGACCGCCGTGTCGACGTTCAGGGCGAGCATGGCGTCGCCCATGTCCTCCCACTGGGTGCCGAACAGGGCGACTCCGGCAGCGTTGCGCTTGACCGGGTCCTCCATGGCTCGCAGGCCGTCGAGCACCTGGTCGAGACCCTTCTTCGCGCCCTCGCCGCCTCCGGCGATCTGCGCCGTCATGTCCTTGGCGCTCAGGCCCACGGCCTTGAACCCATCCGCGGACGTCTTCGACCCGTCCGTGGCGCGGATCTGAAACTCCTTCAGCGCATCCGCGGCAAGGTCAGAGTTGCGGGCACCGGCCTTCATGCCCTGCACGATCAGGCCCATCGCCTCGTCACCGGACAGGCCCAGCTTGGAGAACAGCGCGGGGTACTCGGTGAAGGTGTCGATCAGGTCTTCGGAGGCGTTGGCGCCGTTCTGGTAGCCGGAGACGAGGGTGTCGAACGCCTGCCCGGCGTTCTTCGCCAGTCCGGTGCGGATCATCATGCCCGCGGTGCGTGCCGTCTCGGGAATGTCGGTGCCCATGATCTGGGTCAGGCCCGACAGGGACGCGATGACCTGCTCAATCTCGGCGTCCTGCGCGTCGGCGTCGATCAGCCCGAACTGGAGCGCGGCCCGTGCGGTGTCGAGGTTCGCGGCGATGGACTCGCCCCAGGCGTTCGCGTATGCCTCGCCCGCGGCGCGCCCGAACTTGCCGGAGGTGGCTTCGTCCAGACCGGTGCGTGCCGAGAACAGGTCGCGCTCAGCCTCGATCGCGAGGCCCTGCTGGATGCCGACGACCAGCCCGAGCGCGATGGCTGCGCCGATGCCGACAACAGCGCCCGCGATCGGGATCGACTTCAGCGCGTTGAGGATGCCTGAGGCGATGCCCATGCCGGCGTCGTCACCGGCAGGCTTGCCCGCGTCGCCGACTTCGGCGATGGCCTCCTTGGCGCCGGAGGTGTCTGCCGTGACGACCATCTTGGCCTTGGCGCCGTTGAGGTCGCGGATCTCGGCCTTGGCCTCGCGCAGCTTGCGCTGGGTGTCCTTGATGTCGAGTGCGACTGCCGGGGTGACTGTCATCGTGCGCAGGGTGCCGAGGTCCAACGTCAGGTCGTCGATGCGCTTCTGTGCGTCCTTGACCGACGCCGAGATCTTGACCTCGGCCTTGGTCGCGTTCAGCGTCCGGATCTCGCCGCGGACGTCCTTGATCGCGGCCTTCGCCTGCTCGATCTGGAAGTCGACCTTGAGCGAGGCCGGCTCCCTCTGAAGGGCGGCCAGGTCGGACTTGAGGGTGCCGAGGCGCTTGGTCGCGTCGTCGATCTTGACCTGAACCTCGGGGGCCGTCTTCAGCTTGTCGAGGCCCTTGAGGTCCTTGGTCAGGCTGTCGACCTTCTTGCCGGCGCCCTCGACGTCGGTGGCGAGGTTCCTCATGCCCTTCTGCGCCCCGGAGACGCGAGCCTCGAAGATGGCGCGGACGGTACGATCAGCCACGGCCATCCTCCTTCGCTCTCGCGGACTTCTTGCGGGTCGGGTCGAACGTGACGACGGTCTGGACGCCGTCCATGTCGCTGCGCGTCCGCTCCGCCTCGCGCACTGCCCGGGTCCGGTAGCAGCGCCGGAAGGTCACGACGTAGGCGTGCTGGTTGTCTGCGTCCTGGCAGACCGAGGCAGGGCCGCCGCATGCCTGGCACCGCAGCGCGGCATCCTCGGCCTCTGCGACGTCAGCGCCGAGCGCCCATGCCCGGTCGTGCTCGTCGAGGTCGTCCCACTGGGTCATGGTCAGGCCCATGTCGCGCGCCGTCCGCGCCTCCACCCGGGCAGAGGCGTCGTCGTGCAGGCGGCGCGCTACCGAGGGAAAACAGGCTCCCCGTCGTTGGTCAGCTTCAGGCAGGCAGTGAAGAACTCCTCCCACTGCCCGTTGGTCATGTCGTCGGCCCACGTCGCCCACTCGTTGTCGACAGGGTCGCCGTCGAGGTTCTCCGTGCGGACGATGCACGCCGTGACCAGCGCGTCGCCGAACGTGTCGGAGTTGTATCCGAGGCGCTGGTCGAGGTCGTCGCCGTCACGCGGCGGGTGCGCGGTGAGCAGCCTGCGGAACTCGCCGCGGGTCAGGCCCTTGATGATGACCCGGACCACGCCGGAGGCGATGGTTGCGCGGCACTCGTCGAGCCGGGCGCGGACCTTGGCGAGCTCGGCCTCGACGTCCTCGGGCGGCTCGGACATGCGGCGCCGACGAGGCTCGAGCACGTCCTCGGGCTCGCCCTGCCGAGCCAGCATGAGCGTGAGGCGCTTCTCCTCGACCACGAGGGCGTCGTGTTCGACCTGCGCGTCGGGGTGGAATTGGAAGAAGTGATTGAGGACGCGCGTGCGCATCGGGTGCTCCTTGGCTGGTGGCGGCCGGTGGTTGTCACGCGAGAGGCGGGGCGACTACCAGCCAGGAGCCGCCCCGCCCGTTCGGGTTCGGTCAGGTCGCCGAGATCGTCACGTCGGCCCAGTACGCGGACCCGGACAGCGCCGCGGTGAACTTCAGATCCTCGTCGAACGACGTCGGCTGGTTCTTGGTCCGCGTCTGCACGGTCGCCTTGAACAGGTCCACGATGGTGGTCGTGGTCGGCGTCGCACCGGAGTCCCAGCCGAACGCCTGCGCGATGTAGACGACGGAGCCCTCGGGGAGCGCGGCGTACACCTTGTTCACGAGGACGGTCGCGAGCTGCTGCTGGTCGAACACTGCGGCCAGGGTGATGTCGATGGTCTCGCCCGTCGACACGGTCTCGGCGACGATCTGGCACATGCGCTGCCTTGACTTGGTCGTCGGGGTGCGGGATACCGTCACGTCGCCGATGTCCATGTGGCAGTCGGCCTTGACTGTGGTGACGCCGGTCAGCGCGGCGATCGGGATCTTCCACGATGCGCCACCGGCGAGCCCGCTGGGGTCGACCGTGATCGACGCGGCGGGGATGATCCAGGTGGGGACGCGGCCAGCGGCGACGACGCCCGGGACGGCAATAACAGCCATGTGCTTGACTCCTTAGAGCTCGTCCGAGGCGGGCGCCTCAGACTCGGTGGGGGTGGGGGTCGCCGCGTCGGGGTCGTCGCGGAGCTTGGGGGGCAGCGGGCGCCCGTCACTGTCGACGGCGTCACGCTTGAGGACGCGCCAGCCGCCAGCTTCGGCAGTCGCAGCCGGGACGGTGAAGTGCCCGTGCGGCAGGGACACGCGGACGAAGAGTGCGGGGTTCTCTGCCATTGGTCTAGCCCTTCGTGATGGTGGAGTATTCGACGGCGAGCGAGACGCGCACCGGGTCGGCGTTCGGTTCGGGGGCCGGCGACGTGGCGAGCGTCTGGCGCAGCGTGCCGCCCTTGCTCGACAGCATCAGCCCACCGATGGCGGCCTCGACCTTGTCAGCCACGGCCAGCGCGTCGCGGGTGGTGGCCCCGACGCAGGTGATGAGCACCCGGTCAGCGCGGCCCGAGCTGGTGCCCGATGCGCGGGTGTACTGGTAGAGCCCAGGCTGGGGCCACAGCACCGCAGCCTGCGCTACAGCGCCCCCAGAGCCCACGGGGAGGTGAGCGGCGGGGCCGTCGACCGCGTGGATGCCAGCGGCGGTCAGGGCGGCCTTGATGAGTGCATGAGTGCCGGTGGTGGTCACAGCCTCCCCACCACCTTGTCGCGGATCTTCTCGACCTCGAGCACCAGCAGCGACGCCCACAAGTCGAACGTCGGACCGATGAACGGCTCAGGCGCGGTGAGTGATGTTCCGTACTCGATGAACCGGGAGTAGTAGACGGTCGACTCGACGATGGCGACCTCGCCGCGGCGGGTCATGCGGATACCGGCGCGCAGCGTGCCAGTCTCGACGGGTGCGTTGGCCTGCGCCGTCTTCAGCGCGCCATGACCTACAGTCGCGGCCACGACCGCACCAGCACCGGCAAACGACGCGGCGGCACGGGTCAGGTCACGAGCGAACCGGGAGAACTCGGCGCCGCTCATCGCAGCCGCCGACACTCGATGCGCGTCTGCACCTGGTTCGTGCGGATGGGAACGTGCGTCACCCAGACCACGCCCACGTCGATAACCGTCACGCGGTCGTCGGGCTCGATGCCGTCGAACCCGACAGGGATTCTCACCTGTGGACTCACTACCGTGACGGCCCCGTCCGTGAGTAGCGAACGGGATGTGGCCGGGGGCGCAGCGAACGCGCACGGGACGCCGGCATGGACAGACACCCACGTCGTCACCGACTCCTGCAGCGCCTCATCCCATGCCGTCACTTCGCGGTCGATGTCGCATGAGCCGATCATCAGTGACTCAGCCTGTGCACGCAGCTCGGGGAGCGCCGCGGCGACGTCGTGGCCGATCATCAGAACTCGTAGAGGGGGAAGGCGTCGCCGGTCAGGTCCGCGCCGCACGAGCAGTACGTCGCCCCGAACGCCAGGGAGCACCACGGCTGGTGCGCGCTCGTGCCCATGCCGGACCCGTAGGGCGTGAACGAGAACGCGCCGGCCCCCGACGTCGTCGCCAGGCCCAGCAGCGCCCACCACTCGTCGAGGATGGTGACGCGGCCCTTGCCCGTCTTGTACGTCTTCGACACGGACGTGTCATCGGTGGAGACGCTGATCTGCGTGGCGTCCTCCGGCCGCTGCGCGTGAGCCGCGACAGCCTCGCGGATGACGTAGTCGAGGCGCACCTGGTCGACGACCAGCGTGTCGTTCCCGATGGCGTCATAGCGGACCTGGACGAGCATCAGCGCGTCGTCGATCCACAACTGCCAGCGTTCCTCGGTGGTGAAGTCGGGGGCGGCCATGCCCAGCGCGACAGCAATCGTCGCAGGCGTGACCGTGGTCACCAGTGCCATAGCCGCCCCCTCCTCGTCACTTCTTGGTGGACTTCGGTGCGGCGGCCTTCTTGGCCGGCGCCTTGGCGGGCTCCACGTCGGCGGGCTCGTAGCCCACCGCGTAGCGCTCGTCCTTGCTGGCGTCATCCACGCTGACGACGACGCCCGTCGCCAGGTTGCGGAAGCGGCCCATCAGACGTTCGCCACCGCATCCTTCACCGTCGCGAAACCGTCCAAGTCCATGACGCCCCAGCCGTAGACGACCTCCATGCGGAGGGCGAGCTGGTTCTGGCGCTTGAGGTCGCCCTGGCCGTCCGGGTCACCGAACTCGATGACCTCGACCGGCACGTTGACCTGCACGCCCCAGCGGAGGAGATCCCACTGGCCGACGATGGCCTTGATCTTGCTGTCCGCGGCGATCTCGGGGAGACCCGAGACGGTGCTCGAGGAGTACGCGCGCAGGCCCTCGAACGAGGTGATGCTCTGGCCGTAGCCGAGCTCGGGGTACTTCTTGCGGCCATCGGCGAAGCGCGACGTCGCCACGGTCCACGAGTAGGTCGGGTCGAAGGCGATGCCGGTCGGCACGTAGCCGTCCGCGATGACGAGGCCGGCGGCTGCCTCGATGACGGTGTCGGGGGTGGTGAGCGTGGCGGTGACGATCTCCACGCTGTTGGTCGTGGTGCCGAGACGGTCACCGACGATGATCCCAGCGGCAGCGAGCCCCGTCAGGGGGTTGATCCCGTGGAAGACACCGAGGTCGAGCGCACGGGACAGGGCGTCGCCGCCCTCGGCCGCGAGGGTCCGCAGGATGCCGAGCTGGTAGGCGTCGTCGGCCCACTTGACCTCCTGGTTGAACCGCTGCGTGACCTGGAACTTGTGCGGGGTCACGACCTTGGTGCCGAACGTGGAGGTCGTCGAGCTCTTGGCGACGGCCTCGCCCACGAGCTCGGCGCGGGGGCGACCGGTGAGGGTCATGTGGGTGACCTCGCCGAACTCCTGCGGCTGTGCACCCGAGAGTGCAACGACGGCCGAGCCGGTCTGGGCCTTGGCGAACATGCCGGAGGCGATGTTCTTGGGCAGGGTGATGGAGCCAGTTCCGATGACGGCCATTGCCGAAATCCTTTCGGGTTAGTTGCCGCCGAAGAGGCCGCGGACTGTTGCCAGTTCGTCGCTCTCGTTGGCGGTGGGGGTGGTGCCCTCACGGGGCACCCTGTTTCCGTTGCTTCTGCGCTTGTCCGACTGGCCCAGTAGCCGCGTGACCTGCTTGAGCAGCAGTTCAGGCTCGGTGCCGGTCAGGAACAGCTCGGCGTCGTCCTTGTCGATCTCATGGAGAGCGACGAGGTGCTCACGCAGGGCGAGCGCGACCTTTGCGGGGACGCTCGCCACCTCGGCGTCAGCCTTGGCGATGCGCTCCGCGTTCTTCTCGGCCTCGGTCTTCTGCGCGTCCTCGATCTCGGCAAGCCGCTGTGCGGCGGTCGCGTTGTCCTTGGCGCGCTTCTCCTGCTCGCGGGCCTTCTGCTTCCAGAACTCGACCGTTTCGGTCGGCTTGGGCGCCTCGGGTGCCGGATCTGTCGAGGCCGGCGCGTCCGTTGCGGGTGCGTCGGCGGTGGGGGTGTCGGACATGGCGTGCTCCCGTTGCGGGAATGGTCAGACCGTTGCGGTCCGACGGGCTTGTGGTGCGGTCTCAGACCGCGGGCGCGTCCCCGGAGGGCACGTCGGAGGGCATGTCGACGACGGCAGGCATGTCGGCGGGCACCGTGGCTGGCACACGCTCAGCGACGGCGCGGCGAGCCTGCTCGGGGGTGAGGCCCAGCAGTTCGAGGCCGACCGAGGTCTCACCCAGCCACGGCTGCGAGGACAGGATCTTCTGCCCAGCGTCAGCCTTCGCGGCCGGCGACGACCGCACCGGGTCATCCCAGACCGGGCGCAGCCGCAGACGCGGGAGTTCCTTGCCGTTGAGCATCTCCAGCGCACGGCGAGGGACGGCCGAGAGGTCGGGATTCCAGTCGCGCTGCGCCTGGAGCGCTTCCATGATGAGGTCGTCACGCGAGACGAGCAGCGCCTCGGCGCTCGTCGGGTTGGAGTCGCCGATGATGCCCAGCTCGCCGATGGGGATGCCCGTCTCGCCGGAGAACATCTGCGCGAGCATCCGAAGGTGGGCGTTCTGCGGCTCGGGAGACTGGCCGTTGAACTGCTTCACATCGGCGCGGGCTAGGGCGTCCGAGGGTGCGTCGGGGTCGTCACCGATCGCCCACACTGCGTCCCATGCAGCCTGCCACGTCGGCTTCGGGGAGCCGTCAGCGTTGCGGAACGCCTCCTCGGTGGCACCCAGCAGCATGTAGCGCGGCAGGCTGTACGCCTCGCCGTTGACGTCAGCGCGGATCATCGCCGCGAGGGCCTGCATGTGCAGCGACATCACGGTGCGGTTGATGCGCGACGAGCCGAACGGGCGACCCAGCCGGGGCCGGTAGCGCAGCATGTCCACAGGGACGCCCCACTTGTGCGGCCGACGCTCGACGACCCAGCGCCCGCGGCGGCGGTCCATGATGACGTTCAGGTCGGGCAGGTACATCGTCATACCGACCGGCTCGCCGTCGTCGCCGATGTCGGTGATCGACAGGAACGCGCCCATCACGCGGCGGCGAACGTCCCACAGGCCCGTCGCCACCTCCGCGGAGCGCGCGTGGATGAGCACGGCAGGCTCGCCCGAGGCGGTGTCGCCCTGAGTGGTCACCACGAACGAGGGACCGTGCAGCAGCGAGGCGTGGATGCCCTGCGAGAGCTCGGACGTCAGCCGGTTGTCGTCGATGATCTTGTCGAGGCCGAGGTTGCCCAAGTTGCGCCCGTTGAGGTCGTAGAAGCCGTCGAGGTTGCATCGACGGTTCAGCTTGTCGACCGACGACGAGGACCAGCCGAGGACGAACGAGCGGCGGCGCACGACGATCGGCACCTGATCCGACATCAGCGCCCGCTCGCTGTTCTTCATGTCGTAGAACGCGGTCCGCAGGTTGTTCCGGGTGCGCTTGTGGCGCCACTGGGTCACCAGTTCGTCGAGAGTGCCCTGCTCGTCGTGGGTCAGGTCGAGGATGGTGATCCGCTCGAGGCTCATCTGGACACCACCCTCCGTCCTGTTCCGACACGGCCGGGCCGCGTTGCCTTCGATGCCTGCGCCCCGTACAGGGCCAGGGTTGCCGCTTGGATGGGCGTGATGTCACTCGTCGCGGTGCGGCGGGACCAGACCCACATGCCGGTGTCGGCGAGGGCGCGCTTGCCAGCCGAGAGCGCAGCGACGTTGAGCTGGCTCTGGTCGATGTGGCGCACGTCGAGCGTGACGACGCCGGACAGCAGCGCCGAGCAGGTCGAGCCGAGGTCGTTGACCCGGATCGGCTGAACCCGCACACCAGTGCCGGTGAAGAACCACGGCCCGCGAGGCGGGCGGTGCTGCTCGACCAGTGCCTTGACCGGGCCGGCGACGTCCACGACGACGGTGCGGATGCCCGGGTTGAGCTCGACGAGTGCGCTGACGTAGGGCACCAGCCACGCCACACCCTTGCCGTGGCTGTTCTGGTCCGCCTCGAGCGCGACGTGCCACGTCCCGTCTGCACGCTGGCCGGCGATCGACACCGACGCCCACGCCAGGTCCGGGCCGACCTCCACGCCGAGCGCGAGCCGGTCGGTCGGTGCTGAGTCTGCGTCCTTCGCGGCCTGCCATGCATCCACCGGGATGACGCCCTTGGTCGTGTTGGCCGCCCAGATGCCCAGCGCCTCACGTCGCCACGAGTCGTCGTCCGGGATGTTCTCACGCATCCTCAGCATCGACTCGACAGGGGTGCGGCGCGGAAACGATGGGTTGGCCTTCGCCCACTGGTCCCGGTCGTCGAGGTCCGCGTCAGGGTCGGCACCCATCTCCACGTAGAAGATGTCACGCGCCTCGCCGGACAGCGCCCGCAGACGCTTGGACGTGAACGCCTCGCCGTTATCGGTCGGTCTGGGTGGGGTGCCGATGAAGAACACCAGCCCGCCGTGCGGGTTCTGGGCCTGGTTCGTCGCCGGCACCATGTCCTCGAGCGCCTTGATGTCGAGGATCTGCGCCTCGTCGAACACGAGCACGTCGACCGCGTCCATGCCACGGCCGAAGCCTTGAGCGCGGGCGCCGAACATGATCAGCGACCCGTTGGCGAATGCGATCTCCTGCTCGCCGTTGGCGATGCGGATGCCACCGCCCGGAGGCATGAACGGCCTGACCGACTTGTGCTTGACCATGCCCTGCATCGAACGGAACGTATTGGTCGTGGTGCGGCCGTGGTGCGAGGTCCACACGATCCGGATGCCCGGCACCTCAATCGCCAGCGCGATCAGCAGCTTTCCGACCGTGTACGTCTTGCCGACCTGCCGCGGGATACTCCACACGACACCGCCGACCGTCGCCGCGAACTTGCCGTCGCTGCGACACCCGAGCGCGACCGTCGCCGCCCCGCCCTGCCATGGGTCGAAGCGCACACCCATCGCATCCAGGCGCGGCTTGACCCGGTGGAACACCGACGTGGTGATCCCGTCCGGGATGACGAGGTGCCGAGCGACCTCAGATAGCCGAGGCGTCGAAAGCGTCGTCGATGGCGCCATGCCTGACCTCACCGCGCTCGGCCTCATGGTCGGCCATGCGGATCAGCCGGTCGAGCTCGCGCAGCTCCTTGTACGCCGACGCGATCGCGTTCGACGACACCTCGCCGTCGTCCAACTTCCGCGCCAGCGCACGCCGCATTGCGAACAGGACGTCGCGGCCCGAGCCAGTCAGCGCCTCGCTGATGCTCTTGGGCTCGGACTTCGCCCGTGCACCCTTGGGAGCGACGGATAGGTGCCCTTTGGTCACTGACATGGCCTCAGACACCTCCTGGGGGCTGTTTTTCCGTTCGTGGAGAGAGAAACATCGAACCGTGGCATCGGTCCGCGCTGCGGGGGCCTAGGGGTGTCTCCCCTGGGGCCGTTACGCCACCTCGACCATGTAGAGCAGTGGATGATCCGGCGCGACCGCGCCGAGCGCGGCTTCGAGTTCGGCGATGCGGCTCAGGTATGACTGGCGGGCCAACATCTCGGCGGCGTTGTCTCGATGTGTGACGGGCTGGAGGTGGTCCGGGTTCACGCATGCCGTCACCGCACATATGTGGTGGGCTGCCTGACTACCTAGCGGCGATCCATGCTTGACCTCTAGGACGACGCGGTGAAGCTGCTTGTGGCCCTTGCCGAACTTCATCCGCGGGTAACCACTCTTCAGGTCGGGCCATATCCAGCAGTCGCCGGTGGTGTCGGCTCTCGCCACTAGCGCAGCGAAGAACAGCTCAGGATCGTGGTCCTCGTACCCGCGTCGAAGTTCACTCCGCGGGTCGAATGTCGGGCGCATGCGGGTCTCCGTCGGCGGCTTCCGCCGTGCGGCATCCGCGCAGGCGTGTGAGCAGAACCGGCTCTTCGCCTCGTGAGCGCGGAACTCTGCCCGGCACTGCTCGCATGTCGCGATACGGCGGGTCCGCACGACAGGGGGCGGCTTCGGTGGCCGGTTCGCTCGCCGGCACGGCTGGCATCGCGCCTGGCCTCGCGGCAGGTTGGCGCCGTCCTTGCGCCACATCATCTGTCCGCAGTCAGCGCACGGCAGGTCGGGTCGTCTCGGCATGGTGCTGCTCCCTAGGAATGCGGAAGGCCCGCACCTAGGGATGCGGGCCTTCCTACCCTTCGAGGATCAGCCGAAGGGCGATTAGTTTGTGCTGCTTAGCTCGGTCGAAGGATGCCCTTAGTCAGTCGCATCGTGGGGATCTCCAGCCGGTCGGACTTGACCCGGTTGCACTTGATCCCGCACACCGGGCAGGCGACGTTGTGGTGCGCCGGCTGCAGGTTGGTCGGGTCGTCCTCGAGGTCGGGGCGTAGGGCGTAGGGGATCTTGTGGTCGACGGCGTCAGCTCCGGGGTGACCGCAGAAGCAGACGTCGGACGCGGCGAGGATGCGCTTGTTGCGTGCCTGCTGTGCCCTGGTGTTGGTGCGTGGCATCACTGCCCCTTCGCGCTCTGTGCGTCACAGTCCGCGCCCTCGGGCTGCGCCTGCGTGCATGCGCGCCTACCTTGGGAGGATGGCTGTCAAGGTGTTCCTCGGGGTGTTCTCCGCGATGGGTGCGTGTCTCGCGCTGTTCTTCCTGGCGTGGGGTGTGGCGCTGTTCATCGACGACGGGTGGCGCACGGCGGTGGGTGTGCTGCTCGCGCTGGCTGCGGGTGTGTGCGTGGTGACTGCGGCGATCGTGCTGGGTGTCCGGCACCTCACTGCGGCCCGCGAGGTCAGCCCGTAGCCATCAGCGTCGCGCCGTGGCTGGTGTGAGCGCGGTCAGTGGTTCGGTCCACAGCGTCTCGAACCCTTGCGCCTCGAGCGCGTGGACGTGGCGCCGGGCGTGGTGTGAGCACAGGACCAGCTCCATGCTGAGCCCGGGGTGCCACCACTCGGACGTAGCGAGGGCTTCCTTGCCGGCGTCGCAGAGGTGCATCGTGTCGGGTACTTCCACGGTGGCACCGCCTCTCGGCCGTACGTGTGCCCCGTCTCGTGCTGCTCGCGGCGTGTGCTGTTGGCGTGGTGTGGCTGCGGCGCCGGGACGGGGTGGCTCATGCCAGAACGCCCCGAGGTCATGTGCCCATCGGGCAGGTCTCGGGGCGTCTGGGTTTGGGAACGACGAACGTCCCTCGTGTCACAGAGTACACACATTGCATAGCGCGCGTGCCGCTACCCGCGCAAGGTGTCGCGCCTCTTGTGCATGTCGATGGCGTAGACGACGGCGTCTCGGGCGAACAGTCGCTTGCCGTCGCTGGTCGTCTCGCTCGAGGGCTGCAGTACCCGGCGCGTGACCCACTGGCGCACGGTCGACTGCGCGATGACCTCGCCGTAGGTGCGGTGCATGAACGTGACGACGTCGGCGTCGGTGAGCCAGCGCCTCGTCTCGGGGTCGTCGAACATCTTGTCTTCCCACCATGACGCCACGGCAACCTCGCCACAGCGGGAGCATGCGGCCCATGCCTGTCCGTCGTGCGCGCCGTCGTCGGCTTCCCGTGAGCGCACATCCCCCCCGCACACGGTGAGCACGTCGGCCTCCCCGGGCTGCTCGAGCGGGCACCGTCCGATGCTGATGGACTCGCGCCGGGTGGGGAACGCGATCAGGTGGCACCTGTGGGCCAGGTCGCGGACCTCGTCGCGGCAGTCGTTGGCTGCCTCGTGGCCGCTCATCCAGTCGGCGTGGCGTGAGATGAACGCGGCCATGGCGAGCACGTCGGTGCCGAGCGGCAGGGTTGCGCCGTTGGTGATGGGCCGGTCTTCCATGACGACGCGGCACCACCCGTTGAGCTGGTCCTGTGCGAACCGGCGCAGGCTGAGGGTGCGGTCGATGCGGCGCATGTCGGCGTCGCTGTGGCTGTGGTCGTCGAGGGTGACCCCGGAGCGTGACGCCCAGCCGGGGGCTTGGGTCTCGCCGGGGCGCAGCATGTGGCGCCAGTCGCGGCGCAGGTTGGTCATGGCTTGGCGGATGTCGTCGGCGGTGCGCTGGGTCTCGGTGCGGTGCGGGGCGTCGTAGGTGATGGGCTCGCTCATCGGGGCTCCTCGGTGGTGGTGATGGTCAGCACGAATGGGCCGAGGTAGATGTGGGTGAGGCGGCGCGGCCATGACGGGTGGTGCGACCATGAGGCGCCGAGAAGGAAGCACTTCGGGCTGTTGCGGTTGAAGCGTGCGCTGTGGCGGGTCATGCGGGTTCCTCGTTGTGGGTCTCGCGCTGCTGTGCGGCTCTGTGCGCCTCGTACGCGGCCCGGGGGTCCGAGAGTTCCCACGGCGGGTCCGCGTCGTCCTGTGGCCCGCTGACGCTCGCCGTAGCCATGTCTGCGGCCCACTGGCTGAGCGCGTCCGCGATGCGCGCCCACTCGGGGTGGCCGTGGGCGGCGCGGGCGTCGATGATCGCGGCGGCGGCCCGGAGGGTGTCGGGATTCATGCGATCAATCCGTCCATGAGTGAGAGCTGTCCGTCCGTCTGCTCTCGTGGCGGGACGTACTCGCGCCTCGCGGCCTTGGCCTGTTGCTTCGGGTCGCCCGTGCGCCAGGTGGCGAGTCGGCAGTAGTCGGCGCTCATGTCGACGCTCACGGCGTGGCGGCCGAGAGCGTGCGCGACGAGGGCGACGGTTCCGGTGCCGCCGAACGGGTCGAGCACGACGGCGGGCCTAGTCGGCGGGGCAGTCGCCCTTGCATCGGCACTGGTCGTCGCAGCGGTCAGTGCAGTTGCACGCACAGGCTGCACAGTCGTCGCAGGCGTTCCATCCGTCGACGTCGCCGATGCTGTCGGGGGTCGGTCCGGTGTAGTGGCGGGAATCCATATCGCTCCTTCTTGGGTGCCACAGGCGCACGATTCGCCCGTGATGGCGTGACGTCCGGCTGAGTAGCCGAGCGTGGATCGCTTCCATGCGGTGTCGTCTCGGCCCATCCGCGACAACTGCTGTGTGGCTGCAAAGTCTTTCTGCTCGACCTCTGGCGCCTCGACGACCGGCCGTCGTCCCTCGCCGCACGCGGTGCAGATGCCCGAGGGCGACCACCCTTGGATGATGCGGCGCGGGAAAGCCGTAGGGAACGCCGCGAAGTGGTCTATCCCGAGGTGCTCGGGAACGTGCAGCGGCTCTGTGGGGATCGTCCAGACCGAGCCGGGCCCGTCAGCCTGCGGCGGCCTTCTTTCGCCAGTAGGCGCGGCGGTCGCTTGCTCGCATGCAGATGCGGCACATTCGGCTTCCGTCGCTTGGCACGACGTAGGTGTTGACGGCGTCGAACTCGTGCCCGTTTCGACAGTGGGTCTTGGCGGCGTTGATGGATGCCAGTGTCGTTGGTCCTCGCATGAGGTTTTCGCGGACGGTGACGGGCTCGACGTGCCGGACGCAATGCCGGACGCGGCAGAGGTGGTCGAGGTGGAGCTCGTCGGGCGCGGCTCCGTGCTCGAGCGCGTAGGCGACACGGTGTGCGAGCACTGTCTTGCCGTTGAGCCAGAACTTGCCGTATCCCTCGGGGGTTCGGCCGGCAGTCCAGAGCCAGCATTCGCCGGACTTGTCGACCTTGATCCAGAACCGTTCGACCCAGTCCACTGCCGCACTCCTGTCAGGATTCGTTCGCCTTCGTCAATGGTAAGACTTCCGGTACTTATTGCCGAGAGGACATGCCGCACAACAGATTCGGAGTCGTGCTTGATCTCCCAAACAGACGACGGCAACTTGCCGAGCGGGTTCGACGTGTCAAGCGTGTTCGACGGATTCGCCAGCCGAGCCTCACCTAATGCGGCAAGCCCCTGCCAGCGACCACCGGGCTTGTCTGGCCCTGACTGCTCGCGGATCTCGTCGACCGCGGAGTAGTAGCGCGGCTCCTTCGTGAAGTGAAACCACGTCTCGTGGGAGCGGCGCACTCGATCGGTCACCGACTCGGGCAGCCCGTTCGGCTTCGACCAGATCACCTCGGCGCGCAGGATCAGCCCGAGGTCGTCGATGCACCGGATGGCGTAGCGCCACGGGATGCCGATGAGGGACTTCTCGCGCAGGGCGCCCGGCTCCCACCCATTGCGGCGCATGGCGAAGGTCTGCGGGCGTTGGGTCGGCGTCCGAGAGTCGACCACTCGCTCGGTGCGGCTGTCGAGCCCTGCTGTGCGCTGGGCGTACTTGTCGCCCAAGTTGACCCAGATCGACCCGGACGGCTTGAGCACCCGCACCATCTCGGCAGTCGCAGCGATCAGGGCATCCACGAACTCGGCCTGCGTCGGCTCGTCACCGATCTGCCCCGAATAGTGCTCGCCTCCGTCCTGGTAGGAGCGCAGCCCGAAGTACGGCGGGGATGTCACGACGAGGTCCACGCTGTCGTCGGCCAGTGGCAGGGTGAGCGCGTTGCCTCGCAGGATCGCGGCGGCGGCCAGGAGCGTGGCCGGGTCGGGGGTCATCGCTCGTCACCCGGCATGATTCGCAGGCGGTCGAGGTCGAACCACAGCGGGCACATCCCGCGGCCCATCGCCAGCACGCGCCCTGCGGCTTGGTCGTACTGGATGACCTCGAGCACGGGCGCAGTGACGGTCGGCTCGGTGCGGAAGGTGAACTCGGCAATCAGGCGAGGGACGTTCACGGCCCGACCCCGTTTCGCACGTCCGCGTCGTCCGCGGCCTCGAGCAATTCCTTGGCCGCACCGTCGTCGAGGCCGAGCGCGTAGGCAACCTGTCGGGCGTCCTCGGCGGTCATGCGCTGCACGACCATGTCCTCGTATCCGACCATCTCCACGGCGACGGAACTCCGATTGCGCGCGCTCACGCCTTCACCCGCCCGTCGTCGTCGAGCTCGACAACCTCGAACGCGGCCGGGTCGCCGAGCGTGGCCCGGAACGCCTCGTACTCGTCGCGGGTCTCGGGTCGGGCGCATTGCCACACGTCGCCGGCGTAGTCGCCTGTGACGTTGCGGATCGCGTAGGCGGTCACGGGGTCGCCTCGCGCATCGACTCAATCCCATCCATGCGTCCGTGGCACCACGCGTTCGCCATCGCCTTGGCCCAGTGGCGCGGGATGGCTTCGTGGCCGGGGCCACAGAGTCCCGCCTCCCGCTCCGCGTTCTCCTGCGTCGGCGGGTTGACCATCCACACCTTGCCGATGCGGGTCTCGTACACCGCCCACGTTGAGTCAGGCAGCACGCCCCGCTCGACGAGTGCGGCGAGCATGACGCTCGTGGGCAGGTTCGCGGCGAGCGCGGCCTGAGCGTCGGGGTCGGTCGTGGTGAGGAGGTGGTCGGCCATGTCGAGCACGAACCCAACGGGCATGAACTCGGGAACGCCCATCGTCCGCGCCACGGCGTCGATGTGTGCGGCGGTAGGCGTGGGCTCGGCGGTCATCGGTTGGCCTCAATCTCGGCCATGACGTCCTCGGGATCAGGCTGCCCCGCCTCGGTCTCCCACTCGCCGTTCGTCACCATGCTGTCGACCATGTGCGTGCAGGCTGCGAGGTCGTCCCATGCGCCCGACGACCCGAAGCCGATCTCGGTGAAGTCGTCCTCGGCGTCGGCGCGACGGGTGATCGCGAACTCGATGCGGTACTCGGCGGTCATCGTGCGACCCCCATCACGAGCCAGAACAGCCACACGACGACGGCGACGGTGAGGACGAACAGGACGATCCGGGCGAGTCTCACGGGGTCACCTCAGCCGGGTCGGCCAGGGCGGCGCGGGTCGGGCATGGGTAGTCGACACGTTCACCCTCGTCGTCCTTGCACTCATCGCAGACGTAATAGAGCACGTCAAGCCAGTGGACGGGGATGCCCGGTTCGTCACCCTCGGCGCAGTCGTCCCGGTCGCACCCGTCTGCGGCGCAGGGGGCCAAGATGCGGAACGGGGCGTGCAGCGCCTCGACGCGGGCGACCTTGGCCTCGGCGGCGACCGCACGAGCCTCGGCGGCCCGCAGCGCATCCTCGGTGTCGGCCAGCGACTCTGTGACCCTCTCGTTGGCGAAACGGAAGTCGGCCACCTCGGCTCGTAGTGCCGCGATTGTGGCCGCGTCGTCGGTCGTTCCCTGGTCGCTGGTCATGCGCTTCTCCTGAGTGCTGCGAGTAGGTCCGCCCGGTGCCGAGCTGCGTCGGGGTCTGCGGGGATGGCTGGGAGTGCGGGCGTGCTGGCCGGCGTCCATGCGCTCGGGGCCTGTGCGCGGACCCGCTCGATGTAGCGCAGGTCGTACTCGCGGCGCTTGGCCTTGCGCTGCTGCTCCTGGCGCTCGAGGTCGGCGACGTGGGCTGCCAGTCCTGCAGCTTCCCTGCGCGCCTGGTCGAGTGCCTTGACGAGATCCGCCCGGGTGGCCGTGAATGTCGTGGCGGTCATCGCGATCCCTGCGCTCGGGCCCGGCGCACTTCGGGCCGGATGTATGGGTTCGTGGCAGCGAGCTCGAGGGCCTCGGCCTTGAGTTGGGCGATCTGCTCGGGGGTCATGTCCCCGCCGTGCGATGGATGCGGGCAGGGCATGTCGTGGGCGGGGTGGTCGACACACGGCACGTTCATCGAGACCCGGGGCTGCGCCTTGGCGTTCTTCGGCCAGTGGGCGCGGAACGCGGCGGCGCTCGGCTTCTGGAGCTTCGGGTCGCCGGCTGCGAGACATGCTGCTGCGGACACGTCAGCGGGTGCGCCCTCTGTGGCGATGAGTGCGGCGCGGATGCCGCCGTGGTCCCATTCGGGGCAGCCGGTGTGTTGGGCCTGGTCTGCGCGGATGGAGGCGATGTGGGCGATTGCGGCGCCGAGGTTGAGGGTCATCGGGCTTTGCTCCGGCGAGCGAGGTTGCGCGCCCACTCACACGCTGCGTTGATCGCCTCGGGGAATGTCGAGTAGCAGACGCCGCCCACGAATCGGCCGTTCTCATAGCGCGAGACCACCCATGGCTCGCGCTCCCGGACGTCCTTGGCGATGCGGAACTGGCTCACGGGCTTCATCGGGATTTCCCCATCCATCCGAGGCGCGCGGTTCGCGGGTACGTAAGTGACGAAATGGATGGAGTCTCCACAGGCATTCCAAACACCAAAACGCGACGCGCAACTATCTGTCTCTGACTCTGCTTGAGTTTTGCTTGCGCTTTGCTTGGATTTTGCTTGAGCACTTGCTTAAGCACTTGCTTGCCCTTCCGCGTCGATTCGGGCATCCCTGGACCGGGACTCTGCGGACCTCTTGCCACCGAGGGATCCGGCCCGGGACCGCTTCGCGCGCAGCTCCGCGATCTCGTCCCGGGAGCGCTGGTGCTCGAGGTAGTCGTGCATGTGGACGCCACCGTCCGGGCGGGCCTCGGCGAGGCTGCATAGGAGCTCGGCGCGCACCTTGGGCGTCTTGCTGCGCTTGAGCCACACAGCCTCTGGCACGTCGCCGTCGGAGGTGCTGCGGGAGCACCAGCACCACAGGTCGATGAGGGCGCGGAACGCCTTGTCGGACAGCGCCTCGATCTTGTGGTGCTCGGGCATCCCGTCGTGCAGGGTGATGTAGGTGCGGGGGTCACGGGGCATCGTCACCAGCCACGATCTGTTCCGCGATCTCACGCATGGCGCGGATGCGCTTCCAGCAGATGCCGGCGAAGTAGGAGCCGCGGTCCTGAATGCCACGAGCCGAAGTGGCGTAGAGGGCGGCGTCGACCATGACCGACTCAGGCAAACCCATCTGGTAGAACCGGGCGACCGAATGCTCAAGCGTCGGCGGGAGGTATCGCATCCCCCAGACGCTCAGGAACGCACCGAGGTACTGGTCGGACTCGCTGGCCTTTGCCTCGAGGATGGCGGCGGCCTGTTGCATCGCAGACGACCAACGCACAGCATCGTCGTGAATGTCTGCGACGGTCTCAGCGTCGAGTGTCGAACTCGCCTTGCCGGCGTTGCAGTCCTGGCAGGCGGCGACGAGGTTTCCCGGGTCGTCGGTGCCGCCGAGCGTGACTGGTGTGACGTGGTCGACGCGAAGGGGGTTGTCCACACTTCGGCAGTAGCGGCAGGTGTAGTTGTCACGCCGCAGAACCTCGAATCGGGTGCGCTTGCTCACGGCCATCACGTCACCTCGACGAGGGTCAGTTGTCCGTGGGTCTGCTCGTGGTCGTGGTGCCGCTCGAACGTGGCCTGACCCGGGAGGCTCTTGTTCGTCCTCGCGTAGACGATGACGCGGCGTCCCTTGCCGGCCGGGTGGGTCGTGGGGATGGTGAACGTGTGGAAGACGCCCGCGATCTTGCCTCCCAGCGGGACGAGATAGCCGTCGTCGACTGCGTGCTCGTGGGCGGCGCCACGCTCGGCGCTGGTGAGTTGGGCGAGGTCGGCCTCGGCCCGCCACAGGTCGATCGTGACCGTCTCGCCGGGGGTGGTGCGGTAGAGCGCGGCCAGGAGGGTGCCGTAGGCGCTCACGATGCGTCCTCGGCTGCGCGCTGGGCCTTCCACGCCTCGAGCGACAGGACAACGTCGCGGCCCTCGGCCTCGGTAAGCTCGGAGCGTGAGGCGATGGTGCGGCCGATGACACCGTTGATGCCCTTGAGCTGCTCGTCACGGTCCGTGACACCGAGCTCGGTGAAGAGTGCGAAGAGGTGGCCGCGGGTCTTGGCGCTCATCGGGTCGCCGCCGTCCACGTCGCCGGGCTTCTCAGCCTCGACGGCCTTGGGCTTGGCGCGGCTCATGCGGCGGGTCGGCTGCTCGGCCGGCTGCTCGGCTGGTGCGCTCGTGGTGAGGCTGCCGGCGTTCGCAGCCTGCGCGAACTCGACCAAGTTCTCCTTGGCCCACAGGTCGAGCGCGACACCGAAGCGCATCGCGGCGTTGCGGATCGCGTCACCGATGGCCTCCTTGGCGTTCTTGCCGTCGCCGACGCCGAGGCGGGTCACGCCGCAGATGGTGAGGCGAATCCACAGGTTGCCCGACTTGTCGAGCGCGGGCAGGCCCACGTCGTCGAGGGCCAGGGGCTCCCACGACCACTGCGGGTCGACGGTCAGGAGCCGGTCGGTAACCGCGGCGTGTCCGACGTAGTCGAGCATCGCGCCACCCTTGGGGAGTTTGCCGATCGACTCCTTGGGGAACGGCTTGCGGAGGGCCGTGGCCTTCTCCGGGGTGAGGTCGCTCATGCTGTCTGCTCCTGGCTGGGTGAGGTGAGTGCGATGCCGACGTAGCCGCTACCGGCCAATTTCCAGTTGCCTTCGGCGCGCTTGTTGATGTCGAAGGCGTGGCGGATGGTGACGAACTCGGCGAAGACATTGGGGCCGAACTCAAGCGGGAACACGGCATACCCGGGGGTGTAGGCGGTGGGGTCGATGTGAACGCCGTACGCGGCCTTGACAGTGGGCGGCGGGTGCTCATCACAGTTCTCGCCGTAGAACTCTGCGCCCGCGTAGGCGGCGAGCTGGAACGCAGTCGAGGCATAGATCCGCTTCCCGCTTTTCCAGTCCCAGATGGCGTCGTTGGCGAAGAGGTCGACCTTGCCGGCGTACTGGTGTTCGCGGGAGCCGACGACGACCTCGACGAGGGTGGGGGTGATGTCGTAGTCCTCCATGAAGCGCAGCGCGGCCTCGACGAGCGGCACCTGAGCCTCGGGCACGTCGACTTCCTCGCCGCGGGCGATGCGCTCGGCGAAGTCGTGGAATGTGGTGCCGCGCAGGGCGGCGTCGTCGCGCTTCTGCCAGGGGACTTCCTTGAGCGCGCCGACCATCGGGGCGCGGCCCATCTCGCGGAGGTGGTCGACGGCCTCGGGGTTGTCGGCGACGTACTCGGCGACCTGCGACGCGGCCCACTTCGTCAGGGCGGGCTTGGCGAGGACGCCGAGGATGGTGGTCACTCCGGGCACCCACTCGCCGTCGAGCTTGTATCGGTGCGAGGCGTCGAAGTACCGGAGCCCGTTGGTCGGGGCTGGTGCGCGGCTCACTGTGTCTCCCTGTCGGTGGTCAGTGCGAGGGTGGCGTGGACCTGTGCCAGCGCGGCCAGGAGTGTCGCCTCGGGTCGGTTGGTCGTCGCGTCGGCGTCCTCGAGCAGCCGCTCGGCTGCGGCTCGGTGCTCGGCGGGGGTCATGCGATGTCCTCGATGTCGTCGGGGGTCCAGGGGGTCCAGTCCTTCGGGCCGGCACCCGTGAGGCGGCGGAACGTCAGCGGCTCGCGTCGTGGGTGGAGTGCGACGAGCGGCACGCCCACGCCGGGCAGGCTGGCGGCGATGCGGAGCAGGTCGGCGCGTTCGCTGGGGCCGGGCATCGTCGTGCGTTTGCAGTTGACGAGGAGCACCTGCCCGGGCTTGATGGCGACGACGTCGGCGAGGCCCTTACTGCTGGCGGCGCGGACGGTGTCGTAGCCGTTGGCGCGGAGGTAGTCGATCGCTGCGTACTCGACGCGCCTGCCCTCGCTGTAGCCGCTCACTGGTTCCCCCTGCGGTGGCGGCGGTAGCCGATGGTTCGGGCGACGACGATGCCGAGGGCGGCGGCGAACGCGGCGGCGGTCCAGGCGGCGACGCCGGTGAGCGTGACGACGGCGAGGGTGAACGGGTCGCGGGTCATGCCGTCACGTCCCCGGGCTCGCGGGTCGCGGATTCCTCGGCGAGCAGGTCACGGAACTCGGTGGGGTGCAGCCGTGCCAGCCGTGCGAGGGCGCGTGTCCGGGCCGTCTTCTGCTCATACTCGGCGCGTCGCACCTCGGCGCGTTGGCGGCGGTTCTTGACGTAGTCGCGGGCCGCCTTCAGGCAGGGTTCGCACTTGTCCTCGCCGCGCCGTGGGTGGGCCATCGCCCCGGCGTAGGTGCCGCAGCGCGCGTCGGTGGTGGGCGGGTGGCGGGTCACTTCTCGCGCCCTTGGATGACCCACACGAGGTAGGCGGCGACCAGGCCGAACGCGACGGCGGTGCCGACGCACACGAGGACGGTGCCGACGATGCCCTCAAGGTCGTGGCTGCTCACAGCGCCACGTCCTCGCGGTAGGTGCCGTGCCCGAGCCCGTGGCCCGTGTACGTGACGACGGTGGGCTCGGCTGCCTTGCGCCGCAACGTGTTCGCGTCGGCCTGCTCGAGCAGCAGGACCACGTCGGCGACCGCGTTCGGGTCGCGGCGGGTGATGGCTTGACGGGCCAGGTCGAGCAGGCGGCGGCGGGTGTGCGCCGTGGCGGCGGCCCCGGACAGGCGTGCCATCACGCACCGCTCAGGGTGGACAGGCGCAGGAGCTCGGCGAACCCGGCGTCTTCCTTGGCGGCAGCGGCGGCGGCCAGGATGTCGTGCGCCTCGACCCGGGTCAGCGGCTCCGGGATGTAGATGACGTCGGGGGCATGACTCGGTGCCGGCGCCCGGTGTGCGTAGTTCTCGGTCATGGCTGGTCCTCGCGATCGTCGTAACCGGACCCGGCCGCGCCGGACGCGCAGTCGAGGCAGAACGTGCGCCCGTCACCCATCGGGGCGACCCCGGGCGCATCCGAGCAGGCGGCGCAGGTCGGCAGCTCGACCAGGCCGAACTCGCGCACGGTGTTGTCGGCGAGGATCAGCACGTCCCGGTCCCAGCGACGACCGCCCCAGCACGCCGTCGCGGCGTCGCGCATGACGGCGTCGTAACGCATCCGGGACAGCGCGTGCTGCGGGATCAGGCCGAGGCCGTGGTCGTCCTCGATGACGACGTCGCCCTGGTAGACACCGTGGATCATGGCGGTCATGTCGTCTCCTCGAGGTAGTGGCGAAGGGCCGCGAGCACCGGGGCACTGACCCCGGCGAGGTCGGCCGCGTCGGTGGCGTCCATGACTGCGGCGGTGGGCAGGCACCGCGGGCCGGTGCCGTCGTCGAACCGGATGCACCCGTCGGCGAGGCCGAGGATCTGGAGGATGCTCATGCCGTCACCTCGTCGCGGACGAAGCCCGCCTCGGTGAGGAGCAGCTCGAGCGCGGCCTCGGTGATCTCGAAGACGGCCTCGCCTGCGATCATTCGCGTCGGCGTTGCGACGACAGAGACCGAGCGGCCCTCGTCGTCCGTGCGGGTCCACGTCACGGCGCTCATGCGGACAGCCACCTCGGCTGGGCGCGACGCCTGGACGGGTCAGCGCACGGCGTGTACGGGGCGGGGCGGATCATGTCCAGCAGCGCCAGCAGGTCCGTCCGGGACGTGGCGTGGCCCGCGATGGTGGCGGTGGCCGCGTTCGCCTGCTCGAGGGTGATCTCGCGTAGCATCACCCGCTGGTCTGTGTCGGTTAGAGCCTTCATCGGCTAGCCTTTCGGTAGTAGGTGGCACCGTCCGGGCTCGTATCCCGTTGGGCGGTGCCGCTGCTTTTGTGTGGCTGGAGACCGGGACGGGCGTGGAGCCCGCTGGGGGGAAGCGCTCTACGCGCCCGCCCCGGCGATGGGGGTCAGGCGGCGCCGCGGCTTGGCGCAGCGCCGAGCGACTTGCCCCGGCCCCGCTGGCCCTTGGCGCGTCGGTGCTTGCCGCTGCTGGACTTGCGCTCGACATACGACTCGACGTCGGCGCGGGCCACGGTCCACTGCCTGCCGTCGAACACGCCCGGGATGTCGCCCCCGGCGAGGCGGCGGGCGGTGCCGATGCCGCAGCGGAGGTAGTCGGCCAGTTCGGCGGTGGTCAGGCGGTCGTTCATGACGCCACCTGCTGCTGTTCGGCTCGGGCCATCAGCTCTGACGCGGTGGTGTCGAGGATGCGGGCGACTGCGGCCAGCTCGTCGACATCGAAGGTGGCGCCTGCGAGGCGGCGGCGCAGCGTCTCCCGGGAGATCCCGGTCAGCAGCGCGGCCTGGTTCTGGCTGATGCCGGCCCCTGCCAGTGCCTCGGTGATGACGTCCCCGAGGTTGTTCGGTGGGTTGCTCATGGGTGCCACCGTATGCCCAAGTGGGCATCAATCAACCTTCCAACGGGCATGGCGATAGTAAAGGTTTGTTCAAGAGGAGACATCCAAGCGCGGCCTGATACTTCACACGGATGTGCTGTCCGTCACACCTTCTACAGCCATATCCACAGGTCAAACGTGTTACGTGTGCGGTCTGTTTGTGTCAAGATGCACGACATGAGCAACAACGCGACCCACGATGCAGGCGCCCTCCTCGAGGACGCCGTCGCCGCGGTCATCCTCGACGAGATGGACAAGCAGCGGTACACACAGGTCGAGCTCCAGCGCATGTCCGGGGTCAAGTCGCGCACGTTCGCCAACTACTTCACCGCACGCTCACGGTCGATCCCGACCCCGATCCTCGCCGCCGTCGCCGAGGCTCTCGGGCTGACCGGCTCAGAGATTCTGCGCCGCGCCGAGCAGCGCATCGCCCTCATCGACGACACCGAGGCCGAGCTGCTGGCGGGGATGTCGGGGCGCCCGAGGATGCTCGCGATGCGCCGCTACGTGCGCGGCCAGCAGGCCAAGACGGACGGCGTGGAAATGCGCGCGGTCTGAACAGGACAGGCGCACCGGATCGGGTTTAGTCTGTCGAAATGTCCACGACGGCGGGAGTCCCCGCTTAGTTGGTTCGTCGTTCACACTCGCCGGGCAGCAGGCCGACAGGGGCATCTCACCCCAAGGGGGGGCCAGTGTCGCGCGCCCGATCCGTTTCCCGTACCCGAACCGCTGTCATCCGGACTTCGCTGACCCTCGCCGTGGTCGCCGTGGTCGCGGCCCTGTGGCGATGGCACGACCTCGGGTCGCCGGCCGGGGGTGACGCCATGTTCATCATGTCGCTGGCCGTGTCGGTGGCTGCTGCGATCATCTGCGCCCAGTCCGTCGTCATGCCCGACCAGGCGCGGCTGTACGCGCTCGGGTGGCGCGACCGGGACAGGGAGTGCGGCTGCACCACCGAAGCGGCGGTAGAGAGCCCCCCCCCCCCCGATCTTCGCGTGGTCGGCGACGACCTAGCCGAGGCGCGTGCACGGCACCCGTCCGCCCTCGGCGCGCGGCGCCTGCGAGGCTAGACCAGCTCGCCCATCACGACGGGTCCGGCGATCTGCGCTCCCCCGTCACGGCGCGCGGCGAGGTTGTCGAGCACGTCGTCGGTCACGCCCTCGATCAGCTTGCCGTAGGTTCCGAAGGTCGTCGCGAAGTTCTCGTGCCCTAGGCGGGTGCGGATCTGCGGCAGGGTCGCCCCGGCACGCAGCAGGTCCGCGACGTGCAGGTGACGCAGCCCGTGCGGCTTCGGTGCCGGGTGCAGGTTCGCCACCTCGCACGCCTTCACCCACTGCCTGCTGCGCCAGTTGTTGTAGAGCATCGGCCCGCCACGGGGTGCGGTGAACAGGTAGTCACCCGGCCGCATCATCCCGAGGCGGCGCCGGATCATCGACGTGCACTGCGCGTCGACCTTGACGTTTCGGAACCCCGCCTCGGACTTGGTGTCGGCCACCCGCACCACCTTGGACCCAGCCTCGCGCCGCATGACGTTCGCGATGATGAGGGTGACCTTGTCGCCACCGCGGTCGTCGACGTCGTAGGTGGTGAGCGCGGTGACCTCGGAGTAGCGCGCCCCGGTCGAGTAGAGGGTGAGCGCGAGGTCGGCGCCGTCCTGGTCGATCTGCACTAGCGCAGCGTGCAGCGCGGCCCACTCGGCGGGGCGGACGGGCACAGGCGGGCGCTTGTGCTGGCGGGGCAGCTCGGTGTCGCTGCAGGGGTTGGCGGTGATGTACCGGCGTGGGGGCTTCGCAGCGAACGCCATGATCGTGAACAGCAGCGCGTGCCGGTCGCCGATGCTCTTGGCGCTGAGCGGCTGGGTGTGCGCGTCAGCCCCGCTGCCGATGACCCGGGCGGCGACGGTGCCGGCGCTCATCCCGTCGACCCACCGCTGCACCGCGTCGTCGGTGATGGTGTCGACGTGCTCGCGGCCGAAGGTGGGGGCGATCGCCTTGCGGTAGTCGCGCCCGTAGTCCTCGACGGTGCGGCTCGAGCGGACCCGGCGCGCGGTCCAGGCGGCGAACTCCTCGAACACGGAGTCGAGCCGGGGCGTGGTGGAGGTGGCGTTGGCGGTCTTGTCGTTGAGACGCCGCTCGGCGTCCAGCGCACCGAAGTCGCGGACGTCGGCGCAGAAGTCGTCGGCGTCGCGGCGGGTGGTGAACGTCTCCGAGGTGTAGACCACATCCGTGCCTCGGCCGCGCCGGTAGCGGACCTTCCACGTCACCTCGCCGTTGCGGGATTCGTAGCGTTTCGGGGTGGGCATCGCACGTCTCGGCATGGCTCCCATTGTGCTCCTTCGTAGGGGTACACGTACCCGTAAAACCGAATGTGTGCCCATTTATCCAGATTTGTGAGAGCGGGTAGCACCCCCTCTGACCTGCACGTATGCCCTCTGACCTGCACTTATGCCCCCAAATCTGTCACGTTCAAGTCCCGTCACTCACCCCACTCTGACCTGCGGTTATAGGTCACAAGCACAGCCCGCGTACACGCCACGTACACATAAGGAGCGCCCTCCCCCGGTCTCGGGTTGCCTTTGGCGTATGCGTGGCCGATCCTGCTGCCATGTCCATGCGCGCCGGCCCGCACCCAGACTGCACCGAGCCCCTGAGACGATTCCTGACGTGTCAGCGCTGATCTGTGCGGTCCAAGAATGCGACCGCCCCGAGTACGCCCGCAACTACTGCCGGATGCACTACAAGCGGTGGCTGAAACACGGCGACACCGCGAAGCGCTACCGAATCAGCGAGCTCGGTCCTTCTGGTCACGGGGCCAACTGGGGAGGTGCAGGCATTACCTATCGAGGTGCTCATCGCCGCGTAGAAGGGCAGCGAGGTCTGGCAAGCGAGCACTCGTGTGCGCATTGCGAGGGCCCTGCTCGGGAGTGGGCCTACAACCACGGCGACCCGAACCAGAAGGTCGGCCTGAACAACGGGGTGGCATGTCCCTACAGCATCGATCCGAACTTCTACATCGCCCTGTGTGTTCGGTGTCACCGAGCCTTTGACAGGCGGATGTCGCTCGGCTGACACACGAAGGCGCCGCCGCCCTGGTGAGGACGACGGCGCTCGGGTGGTGCGGGGTCAGGTGATCTAGCAGACACTCTCGGGGTTCGCCATGCGTACATTCGTGCAAAGGCGCATGCTCAAAGTATGAGGACAAGCCGCATCGCAGCCAGCATCGCCACCGCAGCCGCCGCGCTCGTCCTCGGCGCCGTCGCAGCCCCGGGCCAGGCCATGGCCGAGGGTGCGCCGCGCTGGGAGACCGCCGTGGTGACCGTCCGCGTAGCCGACACCGCAGCGTGGGCCGGCACCGACGTGCAGGCCGCGCTCGGCCAGTGGTCGCCCGCGCTGGCGATGACGCTCACCGACTCAGCCGACGCCGACGTGATCCTCACCAGCGCCACGAGCGCCGGGATCGAGGGTGCCACCGCCTACCGTGACGGCGAAGGCTCCACCATCACCTCGTGCCGCGTGGAGCTCGCCCCGAAGTATGCGGGCACCGACGAGACCGCGGTCCTCGCCCACGAACTCGGCCACTGCCTCGGCCTGTCCCACAACAACGCGGGCGCCACCTCGGTCATGTACTGGATCAGCGGTGGCGAGCACTTCTCCCCGACCGTCACCGCCGTCGACCTCGCCGCGGTGCGGGCGCTGTACCGCTGAGACTTGCGTCTGCTTTCAGAGGCCGGACGCAGGAAACCGCCCCCCTCCCGATGTGGGAGAGGGGCGGTTCTGTGTGTGGGGG